GTTCATAAGCGCACGCACCGTTGCCTGGCGCTTGCTGGAGCTGGACGGGCCAACATCCACGTTCACGTCAAACGTGGCTTTGCTCAGGTCGTTTTCCATTTCGACTTCGCCAGTCTCGGTCATCATTGGCCGCATCAACTCGATGCTGTCAACCTCATCCTGAGCGCCGACCATCTTCATCTTGCGGCCTTTCTCAACGTACACGTCTCGGGCCATCTCAAGCCAGACCTCGCCGCAGCGCTTGACGGCCTTGCTCCAGTTGCTGATGTAGATGAAGCTCTGCATATCGACGCGCTGTTGGATCAGCTCGACAGCCTTGCCGGAAATGTTGCTGACCATCTTGTCGGCCTGCTGCTGGTTGCCCAGCACGTCTTGCATGTCTTTCTCGGTGACGGTCAACAGCGCGTCCATCGCTGGCGGCACTATGGGCGGCTTGGTGTAGCCAATTGGGCCGGTGGCGGCTTGGTTGCCGTTCTGATCTGTCACAGGATTGAGCAGCAAATACGGATAGTTGCGGAGGTTGTCCTCGCTCCACATGAGCTGATGACCGGCGACCTGCTCGGGCAGGAAGATCGGCTTTTCGATGCTGGAGAGCGCGGCGATTTCGCCCAGTTTGGAGCGTTGCATGTTGGCAAGGCGCTGCGCGTCCTTGGCGAGCCTGACGTGGCCCATGCAGCGCTCCACGTTGTCGATGTACCAGCGTTTGCCGTAGACCGGGACAATCGGGATGCACTTGCCGGCGATGTGGCCAAGATCCTCCAGGATGCGCGCACCGTTCATCAAGTATTTGCGCACCTTGCGGCGCTTGACCTTCTTCTGCCGGACCTCAACGGAGCCGATGGCCTCAAGCGTGCGCTCAAGCTCAGGATCTGACTCAAAGTCCATTTCGCTGTAGCGGTCCTCGGTGCCATCGAGGTTCTGATAGATCCTGATCGTCTCCTTTACATCCTCGACCCGGTAGTATTCTGCGATGTAGACCACATCAGGCGTGAGCCAGTCGAACTCGGTCTGGTAGACCTCTTTGGGCCAGCTCGCCGGGTCGTCGCCCCACTCGGCCTGATACGCTGCGCGGGTTACGGCGGTGATGACAAAGCAGCGCGTGGCGTCGGCCTTGTCCTGGCGCTTGGCGTTCAGGTCGAAAAATACGGAGCTGTCTGCATCGAATATCGGCTCGATGCGGATGCGCTGGCGGTCGTTGTCCTCGTCGTACTCGTCCTCCCACTCAGTGCGGAGCCTGAACGCACCGAAGCCGCCAGCCACGGCTTCCTCAAAGGCGTTGTCGTAGGCTTCCTCGGCGCAGGAGTCCATTTCATCGGCGCGGAACAGGCCATCGCACACGTCGGCCAGCTTCACGTCCTTGCTGCCATCCTTCGATACGAAGTCCACGGTCACGCGGTTGCTGCGATACTCGCTGATGATGCGCATGACCGCGGCCGAAATTTTATTCACCTCAAACTTCGGTTTATTCTCGAACTGTTCGCCCAGCGGGCCTTCCCACTGAGCGCCAGCGATTGAGTAGAACCGTCGATCTTGAAGGCATTGGAGCCTTTCATCACGCAAGGCGCTCTGGATGTCGTCGAACTCCTTGAGCGCTTCGGCGTGCAGGTTGGCGAGATACTGATCTTTTGAAATGCGGGCCATTGGACGTTACCTCCAGCGGTTGGCGGTCGCCAACGGGGAAAAATTTTGGACGGGTTTGACATTCTGCGCCCGCCGTACTCCTTCACAAGCATAGCGCAGCGCGTCGATGATGTGGTTGCTCTTGTCCTCAAGGACGGGCAGCACCTTGCCGGTGAGCGGGTCGGTCTTATAGGAGTACAGCGACAGCTCGTCGATGGTGTGCGTGCAGCGCGGATGCACCACGATGTCGAATGACTTGAGCCATTCGATGCCTTCCTCCAGCGACTTCGGGCCTTTGACGGCGGCCATGATCTTCGGGAAGCCATGCTTTCGCATGTGGGCGATGGTCTCGGGCCGCGAGCTGTCGGCCACAATGGGCCACTTCTCGGCCTCTGGCACCTGCATGAAAAGATCCGGTGTGTTCACAATCTCACAGCCGACCATATAGGCTTCGTGGTCAATGTAGAGCGTGCGGCCGACGATATGGCAGCGCACCAGAACGGTCGGGTCCACAGCAAAGCCCCAGTCTGCGCCGAGCCGGTGAACCGCGTCGGCAGGCGCTTCAAACTCCTGGATGCGCCAGTTGCGGAACACGCGGGCCTCGCTGTTCTGGAGGTACTGGCCTTGCCAGACGTGTTGATATTTGTCCGGGTCTCGGTTTCGGTCGTACTCCATTTCATCGCGCAGCACCTGCGGGAACCACGGGTTTTGCTGCCAGTTGACCTCCAGCACGATGGCGTCCGGTGGCGGCGTCGGGCCGCGCAGCAGAACGTCAATAGGGTCTGATGCTTCCCTTGGGTTCCAGGTGAACCAGAGTTCAGACCCAGGCTTGCGGATCGTGGGCCGGAGCATGTCAAGGCTGCGCTGGCTGAGGCTCTGCGCTTCCTCGACCCAGGCGCGGTCGAAGCCTTCCAGCGACTTGATTGAGTCGGCCGTATGGTTCTGCATCCCTTCAAAGATGATCAGTCCTTTGCCGTGTCGATTCTTGATAATGGCTTCCTGCACTTCGAAATAATTGCCGACGCCCAGTTCCTGAATCTTCAACTCTAACAAGCGCTTAACGGACTGCTTTAGAGATTTCTGAAACTCGCGCACGCATACCGTTGAGCTATTCGGGTCCATGATGTGCGCCTCGATGACCATTTGCGCGAACTCATGCGACTTGCCCGAGCCTCGCCCGCCGTGTGCGCCCTTGTAGCGCGATGGCTGCAACAGCGGCAGCGCCCATTCAGGCGTCGGGATTTGGAGCGTCTGGCCCTTAGTCGCCATTCTTGACTACCACGCGCTCGATCTTCTGCACCACAATATCGCCGCCATCCGCGCCGGTATGCTCATGCTTCTGCGTCTCGGCCCAGCGCATCTGCGCCTTGGACCACCAGATCATCGCGGCCGTATCGCCGCCCATGGCCTTCTGAAACAGGGTCTTGCCGATCTGACCGTTGGCCTTGGCCTTGCCTGCCACCAGTTCAGTGGCAAAGTGCGTGCGCAGCGTGTCCAAGTGGATACCGCCGCGGATCAGGATGGCAATCTGCTCTTGCGGCAGGCCGTAGCCTGACAGCGCCTCGACCTGACGGCGTTCCTCGTCGGTCGGCTCAAAGGCAGGACGGCCAGCACCTGGTTGTGCGCCGCCTCTGCCTGGGTTGCCTTTTAATTGTTTAGGTTTTTCTTTAGCCTGTTTTTTCATACGCTTTCCCGAATGATTTTGGGGGCTACGAATTTCCAGTTCACTTCATGATGAATACGCTTAGAAGAACCGCCCATGGCCGATATTTTAACTGCTGAAGGAGCATACATAACGCTATAAAAACTTTTGGTATACGTTCCAAAATCAAGGTATATATCAGTGAGCCCTCCAGCGTTAGATTGTGTTTCTTTTTGTGTAATGGTATTGAGAGGGCAGGTCATCACTATATTTCCAATAATGCCCTCTGCCACGCTTGATGTAAGGTCTTCATTAATAGTGCCTTTGAACTCAATAGGCTTATCAACGTCAAAAAAGTATAAGTTCATCATCTTTCGCTTTGGAATCTTTTTGACAGCAAAAGAATCGTTTTCTGACCCGCCTATAAAGTCTCCGCCTTGAGCGAAGCATATAGTTGCTATTTTAGATGTTTCTAAAAATTCAATATATGCAGCAAATACAGAATCCGCATTTTTCATAGTTTGAGCAAAGTATTGATAATCTTTTCCTACTCGATATTGCAAGGATGTATAGTCATCATCAAGTACTGATATATATTTTATCCCAACTTTTTTTGCTAAATCATAAATAGCATTACGGGCATATACTACGCATTTAAGGTTTTTGAAGTTATCCATCTTGTCAAACTTGCCTTCATAATCTGCTTTGGCAAAGACAAGCACCTTATCTCCGTATTTCTCTTTATATTTATCAAGCTGCTTATCTTGATCGTCGCATACTATATATATATCGCCAGTGTACCCATTTTTTCTAAGGGTATCGTGCGTATAAACACGGTCATATCGGCCATGAGACGGAATAATCACAGCAAATTTTTGCCCGTTATAGTTCTTCATTTTCTGCGCTCAATTCCATTAGCGTTTTGCTTAGCTTGACGTACCCGTTTTCTATAGCGCTATCGTAATCAATGATTACCAACGCGCTATCTCGCATCAGTTTTCTTATTGGCTCATCTGAATGAGCATAAAACTCTGCTATGTTTTCGTAGTTAAATGCTACGTGTCTTTTTGCTGCGTTAGTCAAAAAGTCTTTCAAATCGGAAGGAAGATCGGTTTTGTTTATTTCAGAAATAAGCAAGTGAGCTTTTTTTGCATCATACAAATCACCGATAAGGGGCTTTTTGCCTTTTATCTCATATATAGGCGTTGTGATTTTAGCTGTATATTTTTCATCATCTAATGATGACTCTCCTGGAGGAGCGTTTAATACATCAAGTTCATCTAGGCTAAACCCTGTCATTTCAAGGTCAAAGCCTAATTCCTTTAATTCATCAAACTCAAGTTTAAGTATTTCCTCATCCCATCCTGCGTTTAGCGCCAGCTTATTGTCTGCGATGACGTAGGCCTTTTTCTGTGCCTCCGTCCAGCCCTCAGCAATGATGACGGGTACCTCGGCCATTCCGAGTTTACGGGCTGCCATGATGCGCCCATGCCCGGCAATGATCTGCCCACCCTCATCAATCAGCACTGGAGTCGTCCAGCCCCACTCTTTGATGCTGGCGGCGATCTGCGCCACCTGGGCGTCGCTGTGGGTGCGACTGTTGCGAGCGTAGGGTATTAGCCGCTCGATGGACATTTGCGTGACCTGTTCGGCCGGATGGCGAGCCTTACTCATTCCCAGAACTCCGGGTCTTTGTCTTTAGGTTCAAAAAGCGTCCGCACCATAGCGACGGACGCCACCAGCAGGAACACCATCAGGATAAACGGCATCAGCAGTGCGATCAGGAGCGCGGCCAGTGTCCGGGCGATGATGTCATAGATCATATAGTGCTTTTGTGCAACTTGTAGCCGGGTGTCTTTTCCACCCGTTGGATATCCTCTAGCGAGTATAGCCGATCTGTGCCGTTCATGATGTACATGAGGGTAGGCCACTTGGCCATGACCGACGGTATAGCCCTGACGTTGATGTCCCAGCGCTCGGCGATCTCACGCATGGAGATGGTTGGTATCCTGCCTGCCCGCATCTCGCCCAGCTGGGCCTCTTTGCTGATCGTTGAGGGGATGGTCTGGATTGACCCCCCCTGAGCCAGGAACAGCGCCACGGCCGAAAGTATCTCCTGCCTGGCTGCCTCCTTCTGCCGGAGGGCTGTCTGGGTCGATGCTGGCCGCTCTGGGCGGGTGTCTGCGTGCAGGTCGATGGTACCCCATTCGGTCATTGCTATTTCCCTTAAAGTTTATGTGGTCTTTCTTTTTTCTGGTTAAAAAAGCGTAGTACAAGTTTCGCCGCATCGTGGGGGGGACAAGTGGGGACACCCCTAAAGGGTGTTGTCCCTGTCTGTCCCCCTCTGCCTCGCCTTTGCCGTGGGGACATTTGTCCCTGTTTGTCCCTGTCTGTCCCCTTTTGTCCCCCTCATGCCTGTCCCTTCTGCATGAGCAGTTGGGAGGCGGTAACCTGATCAGAAACTATCCAGCCGCGCTCATGTGCGGTGATGATCTGAGCGGTCAACAGGTTGTATACCAACCGTCCTTTCTTGCTCTCCTTGACATACATTTTGGCCGTGTCCTCCTTCACTCCCTCGTTCTCGACCAAGTATTTGATGAGGTCATTTCGGGCCACATAGGGCATTCCGGCCATGACCTCTGCCCCTGCTTTCCACCATGCGTTGCTGAACTTTCTGATCTCGGATCGGAACTCGGATTCCTTCTTTTCAGCCGGTGCAGGAGCGTCCTCGATGGCGAACACGGCCCCGTAGATGACCTCGCCATCCTCATCTGCCCAGCCTAGATCAACAGGCGCGAGTCGGCCATAAATCGGCTCAGGATCAGGGCCGTCCTTCATCTTTGTGCAGGAGACTTCTATCAGCTTGTCATCGTCCTTGGATCGCATGACGGCAATGCTGGTATCAAGGGCAGCCCTCCAAGCCGATGAACCACGCGCCCTGACCTTCTCGGCCTGATGCCCAACGTGATGCACCAGCATGACCGAGGCTTTGACGGCCGTTGCGACGATGTTGCAGGCGTTCAGCATGGCTCGGGTATCGCGGGCGCTGTTCTCGTCCCCACTCATGTGATTGTTTAGAGTATCTATTACCACCAGCGTGACGGTGCCGTCTGTCAGGGTACGGATGGCCTTGAGGATTTGAGCGGCCGCACCTGGGCTGTCCATGTCGATAGCCTTATTGCTGATCAGCAGGTTGTCCAAGTTGTCGACATTGTTTGCTAAAGCCCAACTGGCAACGCGCTGCCGGATGCCATAATTGCCCTCGCCAGCAAGATAAACCACTGTCCCGCTTGTTGTTTTTCTGTTGTTCCAAGATAAGCCCGTAGCAATGGAACAAGATATATCAAGGCTGACGAAGGTCTTTCCGACGCCTGACTCGCCGAATACCATCGTGGTGCTGCTGGCCGGCAGCCATCCCTTGATGATCCACTGCAAAGGCGCAGGCTGGCTCAGGAACGACGTGGCGCGGGTCAGGTAATAGTCCTCGCTCGGCTCGTCTGCCGCCGCCAGCAGGGCCTCCGCGGCCTGACTGCCAAGGGCCATCGAGGCGGCCACGTCTGAGTCTGGCTCATACCGGCACACCGAATGCACTATCTGCCTGATTTCGCTGGATGGTAGCGGTATCTCGCAGCGGGTTTCGTTGGCAATGCTGATAGCGGCCAGGATCTCGGCCTCTGTCATCCCGAAATGCCGCATTGCCCCGGCCAGACTGGTCAGGCCATCATTCCGATTGCCCTGGATCAGCCCACCACTGGCCACTCCTTTTGCCTCGCGCTGTGTGCGCTTTTTGGCATCGATGGCAATCTTCCAGCGGATCGGGATGGCAAACGGCCCCACGCCCTCCATCGGGTCAGAGCTGGCCTCCCACTCATAGCGTCGGCCCTCGATGGTCGATGGATAGGCCACGAAGTACCTGCCATTGGACAGCAGGTCTATGCCCTCGCCAAGTTTGCAGGATCTGATGGACTCGTCCCACTGGGCCAGGTAGTGCTGGCCGCCTCCGGCCGTGAGCTGCATGGCGCAGTCTGGCGGCCTGCCGTTGGTAGCCGTCCATTCGTCCCAGCTTTCAGTCCCGCCGTTCCGCGGGTCTATGTCAAAGACCACGATCCCTGAGCCTTCCCCGGCCGCGATGGCCACGTTGTAGTCCGGGTTGGTTGCCCACCAGCGGGCAATGACCTCGGGGTTGGTTGTGGCGTCATGCACTCCATGCTGGGTGGCTGGCAACTTGCCATTAGGCACGACTGGCAGCACCCGCCAGCCCCATGAAGCGTAAAGTAAAGCGGCTTCACCTTTTTGCATCTTGTTTCTCGGCCTTG